ACCCCAGCCAACGGCATACGCCAGTTCTCTCTGGATGCCAGCACCTTTGCCATTCACCTACAAGACCCACCTAATGCCATCACTTCGCCTGAATACATGACTATCAGTGCGGATACCACCGATACGTTCTGGGTTACGGTTTTTGATCCGGGGACACCGCCAGCAGCTACATTATGTAGAATTTATGGTTGGACTTATGATAAAAATGACAATCCACGAGCCAATTGTAAATTTACTGTTTATATAGTAAATACTTATTCTCCTGTTACCAATACCGCCGATAATATCATAACGCCTTTTAGAACCTCTGCATTCTCTAATACGAACGGCTATTATTATATGGATGTTTACCGCTCAGATTCTTTGACTGCCGGTAAGGGAGGAATAGTCAAATATCATTTTAGGCTTGAAGCTCCAGATGGGACATTCACAAGTAGGAAACGTCATTATGAAGTTCCTGATTCAACTACACATAAAATAGTTTGGTAGTTCCTTTCTCATCTTTTCCTCATATGTCTTTTTTTCACGAGGCAACATATATTTTCGGCAACTTGACTTCCTTAGCTAACCTTTTATTAATTAATCGTGTCTTTTTGATAGCAAACTCTAAACGGTCAAGTGCTTCATCTATCGTAGGTCGTATTATATCACCAAGTTCCTTTTCGCTATAAGGACTCTTCTCTGAAATGGCTTTTAGCCTTTGATTATAATAGTTCACTTTAATTCTTCTTCTCTTTTTGAATTTCTTCGTTTTTTATCAGCCCAAAATTCAAATACTCTTTTCCTAATAAGTTTCTTCTCAGATTTTGTAAGCAACCTTGATTCAGGTTTCTTCATTTTTCCCTTTCAGATTTAGTAATTCGTCCCTGGGGATTATACTCATTGGGACGTGTAATAGAGGCATAGTTTTTACCATCTACGTCCCATAAGCATTTTTCACATACACCATTTATTTGGATTCGATGACGACCGCAATTAGGACAATCAATATTTCGATAATATATTTCACCGTTCTCCTTTGTCCAGCTTATCTTATCATAACCAATCTTTGAGTTACGCACAAAATTGACAAGATAATGTTTGCTATATTCCTCTTCTGAATAGTTGGGATTGCTTCGATTGAGATAAGGTTCCATTGAATCAAAAACATTTATCACATTGTTTTTTTCTGACAGATACTTTAATCTAAGACGATGGACAAGAGCCAAAACTTCTTCTTTTGTCATCTCTTCAGATACCAAGATGTCCATTCCGATCCCGCCTGCAGGTATTTTCCACTTGCGAAGTGTCCACTTGCGAAGTGTTTCATAAATACATCTATGCCAAAACCAAATTCGCTTACCACAGATTTTGCATTTTATCATAGATCACTCCAAACTATCAAAAAGAAATTAACCTCCTCCTTCACAATAAAATCCTTCCGGTCTTATAATTATTTGAGGCTTTGTATCTTTAAATTCTCTTTCAAAATCCTCTTTAATACTATATTCTCCACGTTTTTTATATTCTTCAAAAGACACTTTTTGCTTTTTCAAAAATCCAAGTAAAGCAGATGTTGGAGGAGAATCATGTGCCTCATCTTTTATGGCTTTTTTTATTATTAAATCTTGAGCCTCTTTTTCTGTTTCAGCCAAAGCCACCATCATGCCATCAGTATTACCACAAAGCACTTTTTCCCATACAAAAAGCTTAAGGTTCTTTTTCATTTTCATATCCCCACATTGTTCTTTTCCATCTCACTTAATACTTTTGAAAACTCATTTTCCACCTGCACTCTATCTTTTTCAACTTTATTGTGTTTTGAGCATTTCTGTGATTTGTGATTCTGAAATATTGGTTTCGTTTGCTATGGTCTTGCAACTAATGGAATAAATTCCCGACTCAGTGGTACTTTCGTTGGTCCAGAGATAGATAAATACCAGTCTTTGTTTTAGTGTATATTTCTCGAAGGCTGGGTCTTTCCATGTTCTTGTCCAAAACGCCCGATATTTCGCCATCCCTCCCCTCTCTTTCCGGTTTTACTCTTCGGTTTTCTCCCACCTTACCGTATCTACTACTCTTGGCTTTTTTAGATTCTGATATACAGACCGTTCGATTATCGCCTCAAGTCCTGCGGGCGGAGGAATGGGGCTGTGATCCAAGGTGGATTCACTTCGCTCGCCATAAATAGTTTCCCACTCAATAGTATCCTGTTCCACCGATCCTATCTCCCACTCAACATCCACATATTCATAGAACGTATTGAGGTGAGCGACAAGTGCAAGGTGTATCCGGTGATGAGAGTCAAGTCGCTTCTCAATGCTCAAGAGTCTCTCTACGGATTCATTCTTTCCTTTTTCCAACCCAGCCACAAACCCAAATATTCCGCACATAAAACCAACGGCAATCACCAAAGCAAAAGTTATCGATGTCTCTTTTGTAGAGTCCTTCATTTGTCCTCCTCGGTTTTTCCTTCCCAAGCCACAAAAGCACATAAGCCCCTATCTTCGCATATTTCTTCTGTTCCAAATCCTGAGTGCTGACCCAAAACCTCTAAAACATCAAGTCGAACCCTGTCAACATCAAATTCCTTTAATGCTTCCGAAACATCTTCAGGGGTTATGTAATCCCGATTCTTTTTCGCCGCTATATTTGTAACGCAGTTCATCTCTCCTCCTCGACCTTTTGACTTTCAGTTTTCAAGCTAACCCCAGACCATCTCCCACTTTTCAACAAACTCCGCATAGCTGTGGGAGACAAAAACTACCGCATTTTCTAATTCCACTTCTTCTTTAAATTTTTCTTGGAACTCAGAAAGTTTTCCCTTCTTTGATTTAACTTCAATAAAAAAGGCATACCCCTTGTAAAAACCAGCGAGATCTGGTATGCCAGGATAACATCCAAGACCTTGAAGGTTGTGGTAAAAGAAAACCCCCTGTAATTTTAAATACTCTTTAATCTGCCCCTTAATCCTTGTTTCATTAAGAACAACTTTATTATTTTTAACTTTTACCCCTTTTTCCCATCCCCTCATTTCACCGCCCTCGCTTTCCTCTTCTCAAAATCATAATGACCAATAGGTTTCTCAATGTTGTTCCGGCGAATCCAACGGCGGAAAGACTTTGTGTTAATTAAATGTGATTCACCGCCAATATCCCTATATCCTATGCATTGCTTGCGGATTTTCTTCATTGCATCCCTAAATTCTTTCAAACGATTTGCTCCATATTCACCCGCAGAACCTTCGTGAAAGCTAACTGTCTTAGTTAGTTCCGCCATTGCTCTCTTCCACGCCTTTTCGTAATCAACTTCTCTTTTCATCTTTGCCTCCGATCCTACTAACAGTCCATCGTTATATGAACATACCCCTTTTTGTCCGAACAGGGATTACGTTCCGGGTCACCATTTAGCAATTTCAAATCTTTTCTAACAAGCCACCCAAGAGAAGTGCCACAAAGATGCTCCTTGTTGGCGAATGCTTCCGCTTGTTGATCTGTCCAGGTTTCGGGAATACATACTTGCACACTCAAACAATGTTTTCTTAGTATTTCAGGTTTATTTTCACTCATATCTCCCTCAAATCAACTCGCTTGCCCCGATTATAGTTCAAGTTTTTTTCTTTTTACTAATGTCAATGCTGATAAAATCTTCCTTGCATCGACAAACAGGGTAATAGATAGGATAAATACGGACATAATCTCCCATATCCTCTATTTGAAAGATTGTTTTGTTGCCCTTTTTTAGAGAGTATAGTTTCACATATTTACTTCTGTATTTTTTCAATTTTAGCATCCGATCATATCTCCCTCAAATCAACAAGTTTCCCATTGACCTTGATCATTGTATACTTATGCACCTCCCGCAGGGTTCTCATGGCAGACACGTCCCCGGTCAGTGCCAACTTATAGACTCGATCCCGATCTTTTTCTTTCTCGGTCTTAACTTTGCTGAGTTTGTTCATAGCTCAAAGACCTCCCTCAAAGTAAAAACCACAACCAACCACCAAGTCTGCTGGTTCGGCTGGATATGCTTTACAGAACCAGGGTCTTTTCTCATATATCTCACACGAACAAATTCCCAGTCCGTCTCTTGTCAGGTGTGGACAATCGGGAATGGCAATATCTAAATTCCTAATGAGTTCTTTGAGTTCGCTTGGTGCTAATTTATCAAAGCTACAACATCGACCACAACGTTGACACCTACCTTTGCGAATCATCTTTTTTGTTTCGACAATCATAGAGCAAAGACCTCTTGTTCAGTTTTCTCTTAGCCCATTCTTTAAGTCCATGAAGATTAAATCCATAAAAGGGTTCTTTTTTGAATCCATCCTCAATTAGCCAATCGGCGTAGTCCACTCCCTCTCTTAAATCATAATCAGTATATGCTTCAGCCCCATGAAAACACTCGGGGAATCTGCCTGTTTTGTGCATAAAATCATCTATCATTAATCTACAGAGTGCCATAGTCAAAGACCTCCTGTCTCAATCTCTCATTGGCAATGTTGACATGGTCTTGTTCATTATCAAAAGCAAGAAAAGAACGACCCGAATCAATACAAGCTCGAGGAACAACACCAGAACCACTACACGGATCAAGGATTAAGTCATTTTTAGATGAAAAAGAAACGAGCTGTTGTATTAATTTCATTGGCTTTTCGTAAGGATGCACTGATTGTTTCCGATGAAGTGGCTGACAGGGAAGGTGGTCTGACCAAATTCTTGCATTTAGATTATAGCGGGGGTTTACAGCATAGACAAAGATTGGTTCCCAACGCCAAGCGTATTTTACTACACCCTTAGTCCAAATCAAAATCCTATACGGACGGCCAAGTAAATCCAAAATATCATAAACTCGATTAGCGTTATTGAAGAACAAAACATAATCAACGGTTAGTCTTTTCATCCCACGAAACAGCTCGAGAAACCATTCTAAATAATTACCAGAGATGTCCTCATCTTTGTATGGTGGATCGCATAGACTAAAATCCACGCACCCATCGGGCAACTGAGGCATCAGTTCAAGACAATCTCCGCACTGAATTGTATTAGTCCACTCTTTTAATTTAGAAATTTAAGACCTCCTGTCTCAATCTCTCATTGGCAATGTCCACATACTTCTGTTCGATATCGAAACCAAGAAACCTTCGACCAAGTTCTTTAGCGGCGACAAGCGTAGTGCCAGAGCCAGCGAAGGGATCGAGGATGAGGTCGCCTTCATTTGAGCACCATTTGATAATATCCTTCACAAACTCAAGCGGTTTCTGTGCTGGATGCATATTCCCATTGGGCTCTGGTGAAGACTTAATGTAGCAGTCGTGTTTAATCTGTGAACGTATCTCTGGTTTAAACAATCCCTCGTTTCCTTTAACAAAGAAGCAAACTGGATCAGTGCATTGCATCCATCCAAGCCAAGCATTGGCATTACCCCATCTTCGATATAGAAATATCTGTCGCCGGTAACGGAGTTCAGTTCCCTTGACGGCATCAAAAAGAAAAGGCAAAATTCGGTTATCATAAAAAGTCACACAAAATCTACTGTTCTTCAATATGTTAGCTATAAGCGGAAAAGCTCTAAGTATTGACGCAACCGCAAATAGATTGTCTGGGTCAGTCTGGATGCTATAAGCTTGACTTAGTTTAAACGGCGGATCAGTCACCACCAAATCCACGCACCCATCGGGCAACTGAGGCATCAGCTTTAAACAATCCCCGCGCTGGATTGTGTTTTCCCACTGTTCCAGCTGGCTCATTCCAATCCCGCCTTCTTTAAAATCTCTTTGCCTTCTTTGGTGTAGCGGGAGGCGAGTTTTGTGATCTTACCAATATTGCTTTTTAAATAAGAGCCCAAAGGGAAATAGAGTATTCGATTATTTTCTTGAAATCTTAGACATACGCTTAAATCATACCAAACAATTTCAGCTATAATATTCTTTCGTTGTAACTCAATTCTTACCACATCCCTCAGATACAACTCCTGCTTCGGATCAGATGAGTCGGTGGCTCCGATGGCTTGACATAAGACAAAGAGTTCTTTGTTAAATACTGGTTTTCCCGTAGAGCAATCAATTGTCCAGAAAGCATTCGATACAACTTCACTAGTTCGTTTATCAATCAACTCAAACTTAATCGGCATTCCATAATCACTTCTTTCTCGTATCATCTTGCTCCCTTCCCCAGCTTGTCTATGATTTTCTTTAAAGAATCGTCAATGACTTTTGTTAATTTTAGTTGAGATTCACTTATTCTTAATAACCCTGCGTGGATCATTAAAAGACTTTTCCTAATTTCCCTTGAATCTATCGGATCAATTTTTGCCATATTTCCTTTCTCCCCAGAGACCCGCCCTCTCGTTTTACCTACCATTTGAGGGGATGGTTTAGGACGGGTCTCCGAGTTAATCGTTCCTCAATACATTGCTCCCCACTGACAAGCACCACATCCAATCATACATGCAACGAATTTCGCCAAACATTCGTTCCAGCAATCATCGTTCAGTATGTCACAGCCGGATACACACGAACAATACGTCCTGTTGCATCTTTTCAAGCATGTTATGCACTCATCGGGGGCATTGGGAGATTTTATTAAGCGGTCAAGCATATAGAACATCATGCTTTCAATCTCGGTGTGCGAAGCCAATCCCATAATCTTGTCCGTCTTTTCTTCAGACGTAAGCTCCTCATCCACAAAGACGCTGACTATATCTGTGAAAAGCTTCTCCTCCCAGGGATGTCCCGCCACCTTGTCCTTTGCAAAAGACTCCCAGGGATGTGCGAACACAAGAGCAACGATTAATGCTAATAATAATAGATTCCTCTTCAACTTTATCACCTCCTCTCCTTTCGGGTTTCTATGGTATTCGGACTAAATCTTTTTCTGGGACTCTTCCATATTTACCTGGAGCTGTTAAGCCTGGGAATATAACATGAATTATGTTTCCATATCTACCCACCATAGAACCACGAAGGGTGGGGCTATCTTTATGAAATACACTATCCCCTTTTTTAAGAGGTCGATCTTTCTTTTTTTTCTTATTCATTCTTCTCCCCTCGCTTTCGGGTTTCATTCAGGAAACTCCTGAATCTTTTCCAAACTATTAAGAATCAGCATCCCCTTATGAACGGGTTCTAAGGATTCTATCCTGTTTTCAATAATAAAACCCGCCTGGAATAAATCCATCGCTCCGTTCGCTTTGAAATAAACCCTGAAATCAGCTACATATTTTTCACCGCACTTTTCCGAGCCACATTCAGGGCACTTTACTTTCTTCTTTTTGGGCATGGCTTTGTTCCTTCCCGCAATCTTTTATTGCATATTTTCTGACAAATCTTCAAATTGCTCTTTCAAATTGATGGCCTTGTCCCTTGAATCTCTTGGTGGTGTATGACAAACGCAAACACCAAGAGCATTGAGTATTGAATTGACTTCATCCACATCTAACCATAAGAGGACTTCATCACCTTGACTATTTTGTCTTGTGTCCAAAACCTTCATCTTCTCCTCTCTTTTTTAGATTCACTTCGTTCACTACAAGTCAGGGCACCGCCCTTGTCTTTTTGCTTACATTTTCAGAAAGCTCTTTTGAATAATCAAGCTTTTCAGAATCGGTGAGAATACATTCAAGGTGAAGATTCTCTTTCGTCTTTCTCATTATCCTTTTCCTCCTTTTTCCTATCCCTTCATTTCATTCTACCGCCATCATTTCATCGTAAAGCTTCTGTGTTCGCTCCCCCAATTCATATCGTTTAATTAGGGGATCAAAAACAAAAGAGAGGGCAAGGGTGGGATCTACACCCTTTTTTTCCTCTAAATCCTGATAGTGTCCCCGCACTGTGTCAAAATGTTTTTTGGCTTTTTCCCAATCCATTTTTTCCCTTTCTTTTAAGGGGTTCGCCGGCTTGGAGTAGTAAGGTGCCTGATGTCTTAGAATCGGCTAATTCAATTGGACAAACCGGCGAATCCCATTCAAGTAGTCCTACCTTACCGTAATCCTCCTCTTTGTTTCTGTCACTTCAAAATCCAAAACCCTACCCTTGAAACCCCTAATTCCGTCTTGGGGGGTACCCGCATCCAAAGTTCTTTCATACGCCTCATGGACTTCGGATTCAGTCTCATAAAAACCGATAGGAGACAAGTCTCCATTTTCCGAAATCTTTTTAAACAAAAAGAATGAAGAGTTTTTTACGGCGACCCTTCTTGGTTTCTTTTGCTTCGTTGTGGGATTCAAAATTGAATGCTTCGCTTTCTCTTCATCTAACTCAAATTTTGATTTTTCCATCTTTATCGCCACCTTTCTTTTTGGATTTTAGTGTTCCGGTGCGGGTTGTTCCTCTAAGATCGCCCTTGCTTTCCTCCGCCTCATCTGAACCATCTCTTGGTATAACCCTATGCTTGTCTCAGTCCACAGACCAGGGCACCCCGCAGGGCAGACATAGGTTGGCTCCCACTTTCTGCCATACTGGAGCTTGAAAGCCCGTTTCTCATCAGTAGAAGGTTCAAGCGGACTGCCACATTTTGGGCATCTCATTTCTCAAGCTCCCCTGTGTTGAAGTTGGTGGATCCGTTTTCAAGCTCCCCCGCCAAGACTTCTTGACCTCGAATTTGTGGCAGATAATCTTTAATTATCTTTTGGAGTTGAAAATACAAAGATGATGGGATTTTCTCTAAAGGCTTGAATTGGATCAGTGAAATTTCGTAACCGCTTGACGATTGAGCGGGAATTAAACTGAACTCCACAAACCTTGAAATAGGTGCAATACCACGAGATATAAGGGTATTTATGAATTTGTTTGTTGCTTTGAGTCCAGTCGGTGAAATTGTTAGCCGACAGGGAAAGATGAATCCATCAACATAAATATGTAGTCGCCAACGATTCTGGCAAGCCTTGCCCTCGGTTTGATTCCCCTTATCGTCTCGCCCTGTTTTGTATTGATTGTAGTAACAGGTCGCACAATCTCCAAAGACTTCTTTGTCACCCATTATCTCTCTTTGGCGACTTCCTTGTTTAGCATCCAAGCTTGAGCAATCGGGCGGAACCTTTTTACCACCCGATTCTTTGATGCTCTTTTCCCAATACGCATTGCACTTTTGATCGTCAATGATAACCCCCATAAAGGTTTTGGTGGTATAAGAAGATTCACCCTCTTCGCTTCCGGGGAACTCAAAGATACATGCGGCGGCGGGTAAAATCTTTATCAATGGGAGTTCGGGGACGATGTTCTGCATGGATCGTTGAAGGTCTTCCTTCAACATAAGGTCAAGTTTTTTCTGGTCGATTCCAGCAGGTAAAGATTGGTCAATTTCAATGAGTTGTGTCTGAGGTTTTTCTGTTTTCTTCGGTTCAAGACCATCAAACACATTTTCGTTTTTGTTTTTCTTAGTCATCGTTTTCTCCTTTCTTATTTTTATATTCCTTTATATAGGTTGGAGCTATCTTGAAGTAGGACAATCAATAGCTGATGCCTTGTTCCTTGTGGCAACGCACCACTCAACACTTCCAATAATCCCTTGGCTTGCCTTTTATATATTTGCTCCGCTTGCTTCAAAGAACCCACTTGTGGCATCTCTATCTCTATGGTAATCTGAGCAGACTCAACTGGTTTTTTTTTGGTAATAGGTGATGCTTTATATAAAGATATTGATTTCATAAATCTTCCTTTCAGTTTATTTGGCATAAAGGTTTAGCTCCGCCACGATCAAATCCTTGTGGGCTAACAATGCCTGAAACTCTCGGCGGAGATTGTCAGCCTCACCCTCATGTTCCCAAATCCTAAACTCAACTTTTGAGTATTCTTCTTTGATGTCTCGATACTCTTGGTCTCTGACCAACCTCTTAGTCAATTCCGCTTTTCGTAAGGGTTCATTGGAAAATTTCGGCTTTCCCTTTTCACCCTCTTCACCGTTGATCTCAAACATAATCTCCGCTTCACGTTGCTTCATTCGTTGTTCAATTTCTGCCAGTTCACTTTTCTTGTTGAGAGCATCAATCTGTGAAGCCTTAATCTTTTCGGGCAAGCTCAAAAGTCGATCCTTCAGTTCGGGAAGCAAAAATTCTTCTTTGATTGCTTTTTGACGATACCTGAGTTCTTGGTTTACTTTCCCTAAAATTTGTGTCCATTCTTGAAGTTCCTCTAAAAATTGATTTGACATTTTAATCTCTCCTTCGTATCTTAAATGTGAACGGTTTCTTGGGCGGGTTTCCTTGAGCGAGGAAGCCCGCTTTGTTAGCTTCTTTATCTTCAAGGGTTTTTACTAAGGCTTTTTGTTCTTCTGTCCATTCAGATTCAGGGAAATTTTCTTTAATGGCTCGCACCTCGTTGTGGGATAATTGCCACTCATACTGGTGGCCAATCATCTTCGTAATCATAGTTTATTATTAAATTCCTTTCTTGTCTTAAAGATATTTTCCTATTGTTTTCTTCACAGGCAATTTTATATTGATCAACAGCCTTATCAACTAATCGTTGAGCATCCTTTCTTATCTTGTCTACATCTACTAAAGGAATGTCCTCATCAGTCCCAAGACATATCTCAAAGTGGCAATAATCATAGCTCCGCATTATTTTGACGCTTGCTTTTGGCATCCTCTTCTCTCACCTCCTTTCAAGGTCTATTGACGACAGGTCCGCAATCTCCTCCTCCTTGTCGAGTAGCTCTTGAATCTGGTTTGCCAGATGTTCAGGATCAACGGCGGAAAGAAAGACCGTCCTGCCATCTTTTAGGTCTATCGTGGCACCTATACTTTTAATCTCCATCAGCTATCCTCCTCTTGTTTGGCACGTTCGACTTCATCGGGGGCAACAGCCATGATTCGATCATTGCCACCCCATGTGTGCCCTCACTAATTCTTTTAGGCACCGTAATTCTTTGTAGGTAAGATACAAACCATATTGAGGCATCACTCCTCCTTTGCGGTGGACTCATCATTGCCACCGCCTTTATAAATAAATGCTTCTTTTTCTATCTGTAAGCAATCATCACATAGACCATTGTTAATTTCCTGATTATATATTTCCTCTTTCCATGTTAGTATCTCATGGCATTCCTTACATCTTATCATCACTTATCCTCCCGAACCAAGAATTGAAATCATCCCCACCAAGTAAGCCAAAGTAAAAAACACCGAAAGGTGATTGATGGTCAGATCCATAAGGTTTTGTTTGAAGTCAAATTCAGTCATCGTTTTTATATACCGGCGTGAAAGATACCGTAAATCCAGCTTGTGGTCTTACATGACGCACCATATCACCACCTTCATCTGTAATTATTAGGACATCGCCATAAGATTGAATGTGACATGAACCACCTTCGGGTATCGGATATATAAAATTCTGTGGGGGATAATGATCCGAAACCAAGTCCATGATTATACTAACTGCCTGTTTCCGTTTCTTTTTTTTACCAAACATTTTGTTCTCCTTTCTTTTTTTATGATCAAGCCACCCGCAAAAAACTCGGCATACCCAAGAATTCTATGTTGCGGTCTACCAGACCCGGATGGCTCGACCAAAGATCATTTCTTCATCCACCAATAGTTTTCTTTTTTCAACATCAATTTATCTGAAATGGTTTCCCACCACGGTATTCTAAATTTTTTATGCAAATGACGCCACACCGAAATTTGTCCGATAATAACACCCACAACCAATGCTATGCCTATCAAAATATAATTCATAATTCAATCCTCCTCAAAGTGCGGGAAGAGAGGCTCCGATAAGAAAGCTAAGTTGCGAGGAGGATGGAATTAGGGGCTGTAGTATTGACCACATCGAAGCCTCTCGTGAAGATCATGGTTTCTTCTCCAAAAGTTCAGGGTTAACGATTTCCCAATCCATAGAACCAAGTGGAACAAAATTAGCTTTCACGTCCTCCCTTACCTCCATTTGTTTTGGCAGTTTAACAATAAAGGTATCTACATCCCATACTATTTTGCCAACTAACTCTTCTTCTCCATCCATGTTCCGCACCGTATCCCCCTCATAAATCTCTTTTCCAGTTTTGATGTCGAGGGAACCGGTGAACTGATCTTTGTCGGTGTGGGGAATGGGAAACGATGACCAGTCTTTATTGTTAGTGGAATATATCCAACCGCATTTTGCAGAAGGCAGGGCTTTTTCATACCCGACAATCTTATCCCCAATGCGAAGCCTGTCTTTTATCTCTCTCATGGTTTCTTCTTTGGGTTTAACCTTTGTTTTTTAAGACGAATCGCTTCAGCCAGACGTGTCCGCTTTTTTTCTTCTTTTATCTCTTTTTCTTTTTGTTTCACTATTTCGTAAATGTTCATGGTTTCTCCTCCAACTCTTTTATCCCTTCCGCAATCTCTTCGACCATTCCTGCAATCCAGTCAGCGAGTTTTTTTAGCATTGGGCTTGTCCTTTTCAACCTCTTTCTCCGCCTCTTTCGTCTCAGTCATGATCGCCTTAACATCTTCAATCAGGGCTAAGGTTTCTTTTGTGTCGCGGGTCTTTTCTTCAGCCATGATTAGCTCTCTCTTTTCTATTTTCCCCCCAGGGCGGACCGGGAAAAAACTGCTTATCACAAAAAAGCCGATCCGCCAGGAGGGTTCCCTTAACCTTTTGGAGGGAGGATAAGGGTAAACCAATTACTTTACATTAAATACAATTTCACAATCACAATAACCGCCATGTTCTTCAAAGTATTTTAATGAACCATCTGTGTCGATTGTTTTACCCATCTTAGAAAGGATTTTGCGAGCAAAACTTTTATCTTGTTCACCCTTGCATTTCCAAGTTACTTTTCCCTTATCATCTTCTTTAAAATCACAGCCCTCTTTACTTTGAAGACGATCAATAAATTCTTGCCAACGTGGATGTTTAGGATTCATTATTTTTTTTGTTTGTTTAATCATTTTCAATCTCCTTTCCCCCGCTGTGCGGGGATGTTCGAGGGTTTAATTTTTACCCAAGCAACTACCTCTTTTTCATTTTGTTTCAAGAACCCTCGACTCAACTCCGCTTTTAGGTGTAAATTTTGGATTCTTGGGGCCCATTCCAGATCGACTTGGATTTTTTCCAAACCGATATTGCCAAAGGGAACAATCCTCAGTTTCGCACCTTCTCACCTCAGCGGAATTACCAACCCAACAGTCAATACATTTTGCTCGAATAGCTCTTAATGGGGTAAGCTTCTTCATTTTAGCCATCTTTCAATCTCCTTTCTGTTTACCCAGCCTAACCTGCAATCTCAAAGCATCCCAGACAGCCCAGTTCAGAAACCAGACTATTTCCTCTTCATGGATGCGTATTCCCGAAGAGTCCACTACGACCTTGTAACCCAGAAGCTCCTTCTGTCCATTGGGGAATATCTGTCGACACTTGAGAACCTGAACGGTCTGAAAGGTGGAGTCCCCGGAGGCACTCACCGCCCAGAAGGGATATTCATTTATGAGGGTTTCGATTTCTTCTGCTTTGATGTCTTCGCAGATTGAAAACAACATGAATATCATACAAAGAACCAAAAAGGCGATGAAAAGCCCAACAACAAGACGTGTTTTTGTTTTCTCGGTCACTTTATACCCTTTCGTTTTGATCGTCGTTTAGGTGTGCCCTTGGGTGCCCTGTGCTTGATTTTAGGGGGACGGTGCATCTTACGGTTCTCACAACCAAAAACGGTTATCTTGCCATTTTGGAATAGCTTCTCGCCGGAGAAGTTAGGACAAGGGCAAAGACGAACCCTGATGTTTTGCCGAAACGTTGACAACACTGGTTTACAATTCAGACAGGCCTTCAACTTCAGACCTTTTTCGTTTTTAAGGGTTTTCATGGTTTCTTCTCCCTGACAACCGTATATCTTTTCCCGTTGATCCCGATAAACCAGCGGATACTATCCTTGTCTAAAAGTTTGGTCGCAAACATAATTTCTTCGACATTACCCCAAGGTATTGTGAGTTTCGTAATCTTTGCCTCTCGATTTATCCAGGCATCGTAAAGCTTTCTGTCACCACCATGAAAGATCATAATTGTCAATATAGGTCAAGCTCAAATCCAGTCAAGCCTAAAGATTAAAAAGATTCACCTTAGATTTATCTTACGTTTCACCCATTCTTTTCTGCTCCAGCATTCGCAAGCGATTTCGGGAATATTCCGCCAGTAAATCACTGAGCACTTTCCAACCGGCGGGATCGGCACAAGCCGCCTCTAATACCGCACCAGCTTGCTCCAAAAACAGCCTTGTGTTTCGATCCATATCTTTATTAGGGGTGGAAACTACCACATCGTCACCGATAAAAACAACTATAGATTTCTCATAAGCAAGGCGTTTCTCTAAATGAAAACACCAGCCTAAAGAAAGTCCTACTACTAAGATCAGGAAAACAATAAGAATGTTCTTGTTCATCTTTTTTTATCTCTCCTTTTTTTCATTCTTTCTAATTCTTCTCTTTCTTTCTTCTCGCAATCTGAGCAAATTCCATGACTAATGTCTGGATCGTCTTTATCGCCAGAGATATGCTTTCCACACCATGAGCAAATTGTTTTCATAATTCACCACTTTTTCCCAATATCTTTTAAAGGTTTTAATGTCATAGTGCATTGCAAAACGTCGTCCACTTGGCGACGTAGCATACCCAATAAGATCACCATTCCTGATTGAAAAGGATTCAAATTTCATTTTCCACCATCCTTATATAAAGAAAAGACAGACCGGCGGAGATCGTAGGGATGCAACGTCCCTTGAAGTTCCGGTCTGCCTTTTCAATTTGTTAAAGTTTATGAGTTGCATTTTTACGATCTCCAGGTTAAAGGTTAGCGGTTAAGATGTCGGCAGGCATACATCACACCAACACCACAAATTAAATCATACCTATACTCTACTTCTGAAACAAAATCTTTAAAGGCCTTCTCTATCGCCAGCGACCGGACTTCAGCAATACTATGGTGAACAGCCTTTAAAGCTGACCATTTACCGCTTCGCCATTGGTGAAAAAAGTGGTTTGCTATTTTGGGATTTTGTTGCATCAGACACGACCTCCGAATTAAAGGTTTACTTCTATCTTTCTCTATCGGCAATATAATAGAAAACTTTAATCATGCAAGGAAAAAATAAAAAATAATTCCTTGAACTACAACAACTTAACAAAAAACTTCTGCACAATAATTGTGCGGTGTCATAAAAGCTACAAACCCGCATGGTTGTGCGATAGTGACCGTTATTTCGTCAGCAAACGTAGGCGGGGCGTGGATTCATAGAGCATGAAAATGTTGAAAGTATTTTATATTGAATCATAAAAATATCTTGACAAATATAAGGATGGGATTATATTGGCTTTCGAGATGGAACCATTCAATAAAAATCTTTTAGAGAACCATAGCCGGATGAAGGGATATTTCCCCTATGTTTCATCTCTCCCGGAGTCCGGTTATGTTCTCTTATAAGAGAGGGGAGTTTTAAAATGGCAAGACGGAGAATGATTGACCCACAATTTTGGTCAAATAAAGAGTTCTTTTTGAAACTGCTTGGGGGGGTAAAGCAACTTTTTCCGGCAAAAAGTGAACGCTACTGTATGCAAGTGTGTAGAAATGTTCGCCTTTTTTACATCGGACTATGGGGGTGTGCTGACGATTTTGGAAAGTTTTTGTATGATTTGAATAAAATTATCGGAGAAACTGCTCCGTTCGATACAGACCTACCCAAAACCTATTTCAAAATGATGCTAAAAGTTTTAGAGATTTCAAAACGAATTTATGTTTATGAACATGAAAGTGTTACTTACGGTGTTATCCTTAACTTCCTTGAACACCAAACAATTAGCCACCCAACACCCTCAAAGTTACCTAATCCAAATTTCGAGAACTTCTCCAGATTTATTCAAGAACATTTCCCGAACGACTCCGAAAAAACTCTATTACAAGAGAAGTTAACAAAGAAGTTAACAAAAAAAGAAGAAGTAGAAGTTAAAAGAGAAATTGAAGAACCCAAAAGAACTTTTCTTTCTCCTTCTCAAAGTCAAAACCAAAACCCAACCCCACCACCAAAACCCAAATATGAACCCGGACCACAATTCTGCCCAGCCTGTAAAAAACCGATGGCAGATGAAGGCGATAAAGTGTTCTGCACTGAATGCGGAATACGAAAATCTAAAAGAGAGGTGAAACATGGATGAACGTCACAAAAAATGGTGGCTGTTTATTAACTGGCTATGGGAAATGTGCCGATCAAATCAAAGAACTTGGGATCACCCAAAAACAGAAGAAGAAGCCTTAGAGCTGAAAGCACACTTTGAGGAAACCTACCCAGACTGGAAAAAAGGTGACAGCGTTAAAAATCTACCCGCACACAAAGATGAATTACCCAGCGAATTGCCCTTCTAAAAAAAACTTTGACAAATATCAAACAGTTCTTATCTTATCTGCGTAGCCAGATTTAGAGGGAGGATTATGAAACTCAACTCACTAAAGAAAACTAAAGTATTTGAACGGTTCGATAAGATTATACCTGAGAAAGAAGCCGAAGACCTGACCCTGTTTATGGAACAAAAAAGAAAGAAACAAAGACGATGGGAGCCAACACTTTTTAATAGAAGAATGGAGTCAAGATAATGGGACAAAAGACGACAAGAAACACTGATAAACTAACCGACACCCAAAAACGCAAGGCAAGGCGTAAGGGGCGACAGCTACAGGTTTTACATAGGAAAGTTATGGGGCAAACCGTCAAGGAGATCGCGGAACAGACGGGCTTCTCTGAATCTACGCTCTGGAAAGACATAAAAGAACTTCGTAACCAAGGCATTGACAAGGACTTAATAGAGCGTGAGCGTAACATTCACATAAAAGCCTTGCCCATAGCAACCGCAGTGCTTTTTGCTCACTTAATGCTTGGTGACAAAGAGGTGGCAATGGGTATGTCGAAAGGCTTGAAGGTCTGGACTGATAAGCTTGACATTGTCGCCAAGGTCGCACCAGATGAGCAGCAGAAGAAAATGATGGAGAACATGGAGACCTTGCTCAAGCTGTCAAAGGACAAGGTGAAGAGGGCTTTGCCTGAGAAGACTACGGCTATGGAGAAGACCAAAGAAGAGGGTGAGCTTGCTGTAGTTGAGGGTAGTAAGTTTGTGGGATATGTAGACAAGGTGGAGCAAACCAAAAAGGCTGAGACTCAATCTCAATTAGGTGCAGAGAAAACCGTAGAGCATCACTTTACCGGAGAAGCCATCAGGTTTGAGAAGGGTTGCACCTGTCCCAATCAAGAAGTTACCGATAAAGCAGACTACACCATTGATCCTAAGTGTCCGGTGCATGGGGATAAGAAGCAAGAGCATCAAATTAAAGACGAGGACAAGGATCGAGGGGGGGGACACCCACCCCCCAGGGGGTCGGAGGTATAGAGAGAGTGATCCAGTCCCAGTATCTATAATATTTTAGCCTTTTTTTGAGGTAAGTTGATGTCTGACAAGAAGAAGCGTATTTCCCTTGAGGAATTTTTCAAGATTTACTGTAAGGCAAAAGAAAGAGAAGGCAGGAATTCGGGTGAGGCATTGCGGGAATATTTGAATGAGATGGAAAATCTTATTCGGAGTACTTTAAGATGAAGTTCAAGCGGGGAGTTCGGAGGGGGGCGATTCCCTGCTTGAGGAGAAGATGTGAATGGTTAGTATATTTAATTTTATTAAGCGTTGGTTGTTTGGGGTTGAGATTATTCACAGGGAAGACCCTGGGCGGTATTGGAGGGAGCGTTTTTACAGGGTTGATAAAGACGGCGACAGATATGTAGCTGAGGAAAGAGATGAGACTTGTTAGCATACAGGTAGGTTGCCCGGAGGAGATTCATGATTATTGGTTGTTGGAGATACCGGATGATTGGGACTTGGAAGAACTGAAGAAAGAATATCGAGAATGGTTAAGGGATATTTATAGACCCAGTCTTTTGGTGCAAAGTAGCAATTTACCCTCGAATTTAAAAGAGGGGGAAGTAAAATATCGGGAATTTGTGGAATTCTTAAAAGAGCGTGGAGCTAAAGAGATTCATTTTGAGAGGTTTAGTGGAGACTGAAAAAACAAAATTAATTGAATCACTGTTGTTAAGATGGACAAAAAAAACCATAGTGGAATCATAAATCATGATTGAGACAGAAGAACTAACGGACACGTTAAAATCTACGAGCAAGGATCCACTTTTGGATTTGGAGCGGAAATTGGATCGGACGGTTTATGAGTTATTTGCAGCTTGTTATTTGTCTCATCATTTGGTAAGGGAGGATGGTCGTGGTAGGACGGAGCCTTGTCCTAATGCACCGATGCACGGGGAGATGTGTAAGAGGTTCAGGCACAAGTCACGTTGTGTGGTTGTTGCTCCTGCTAAATATGCCAAGTCGACCTGGTGTTCGTTTATACAACCACTTACGGATGGAGTTTTGGGTCTTGTTAAGGGTGACATACTACTTATTTCAAATACGGGGCGACTGGCGGAGCATTGGCTCTCGATGATAAAAGAGGAGGTTGAGCATAACGTAGACATCAGGAGCAGATTCGGGAATTTGAAGGGAGACGTTTGGCGACAGGACATGATTAAGCTCAGGACGGGCATCACCATTGTTTCTTTGGGTTTGAACTATCAGATCAGGGGGACGGGTTGGGCTAAGGTTATTTGTGATGACATGGAGGATGACGAGATGGTTCGGTCGGAGGACCAGAGGGAAAAATTTGAGGATTGGTTTGATGGGGCTTTGATGGGGCGGATGCACCCGCATACACAGCTTGAGATGACGGGCACTTTTCTACATCCGCTTTGCAAGATAAAGAAGATGTTTGAAAATATTGACGGGAGATATACTAATTGGGACAGGATTTTGTTTCAGGCTTTAGATGAGAACGGTGAGTCAACTTGGCCGGAGCGTTGGCCGACCGAGGTAGTTTTGAAGCAAAGAATAGAAATGGGGGAAAAGAAATTTCTATCTGAAAAGATGAACGCTCCTGTTTTTGGTAAGGATCATATTTTCAAAGAGGAGTGGTTTAAGTATTATGATTTCTTACCTAAGGATTTATATATCGTAACGATGGTTGATCCATCTTCGAGTAAGGAGAAGGAGGTGGGGGACTATACGGTTTATGAGGTCTGGGGTAAGGATTTATTGCTTGAGAATTATTATTTTATTGGCGTGACACGTGGACGTTGGGCGAAGCATTCAAAGATTAAGGCTGGTCTTGACTACAACCATGCTTATCATCCGGTTATTAATTTATTTGAAAATGATGCTTATAGCAAGGAATTGAAGGCGGATTTGGTTGTAGAGGCACAGAAGCGGGGTCAATATTTTCCTTTTCGGTTTTTGTCTACAAAGAAGAATAAGATAGAGCGGGCACAGATGGTTACTGATCTTTGGGAGAGGGGTAGGGTTTTCCTGCCACGCAGGGGTGCGGAGAGACTTAAAGAGGAGATGATGATGTTTCCGTTCGGAGATTATGATGACTGTGTGGATCCTATGAGTGGTGCACTTGGGTTTCTTCGCAAGCAAAGAGTCGGGGTCAGACCCAAGAAACATATTTTCCGAAAAGAGCTAAAGCCCAATAAGGCGGGGAGGTTGGTGTGAACAACAACAAATTAAAACGAACAATTGGTGACATAGATGATATGATGCACAAAATTAAACGACTTGTTGATGAATTCCGAAGGGAGACTTTATGAATTTCAAACCCTATGCTGACAAGATAATTGTCAAATCTATTAAAAAAGAGAAATCGGATGGTGGTATCATCCTACCTGAGACGAAAAGCATGGAGCATTTGGTGCGGGGTGAAGTTGTGGCGGTCTCGGATGGATTTCTTTTAGATGGCAAAGAATGGCCGTTGACCTCTAAGATTGGCGACATTGTGTGGTTTCAGAAGGGGCTTGGTGTACCGTTTCCATTTGAGGGTGAAGAGTATCAGATATTGCAGGAGGGGACGGTTTTTGGGAAAGAGGTAAAAGTAAAACTTTAAGCCGGAACTTAAAGTAAAGAATTAGTTGGGGGCGTAAAAGGGTGGCAGTAAAAGAGGCAGTAGAGGTAGATGAAGATGTCGGCTTTGACGGCATTGACATTGATACCGAGACAGACGAAAGACTTATAGCACTAAAGATTGCCGAGCAGATTGGTGAGTCTCGTGCCTATTGGCAGGACTTTAAATCTTTATGCACTGAACTATATTTCGATTTTCTCGCCTATAAAGAATCCATCACGGATTCTACCAAATCCAATACATTTATTCCTTTGCCTTATGTAGACATAAGGGTCACTAAGGCACGGATCAAACAGATTATTACGGGGACTAAACCTTATGCTCGTGTCAAACCTAAACCCTACAATCCTGAGCTTAGCTTTAAAGCCAGCCACTTTGCTTACAATCTTTTGGATGAGGCTGAATTTGAGTCCTTCCTTGACCTGCTCATTCAGGATGCTTTGATCTATACCGGTGCTCCGTTTCAGGTAACGTGGGGCACAGAATACAAAGAGATGCCCGCCTTTTGGGATGCGGAAAGTTTGGGGGAGAGGTTTGGCGTTGATTTAACGGGAGCGGATATTCGCATCCCCAAGTTTGACGATAACGGCGAAAGGGTTTTTGAGCTTCAGGAGATAAGAGATGGAGTTTTCTTGGAGGTCATTCCCATTCAGGATTTTTACCTGATTAAAAATTCCAAGGACGTTGAAACGGATCCGTGGGCAGGTAAACATTATTCAGCTACCATAGAGGACTTAGAAGGAAAAGTTAATTCTGATGGCACTCCTCGTTATAAGAATCTCGATACATTGAGAGCGTTGGGCACAACTAAGCGTGCCGACACTGCGGAGCCGACACGTCAATTCCAGCCCGTTAAAAGAGATGATCCCGCCCAACCTACCTTCACTAAAGAATTTGACATTATCGAATTCTGCACGGATAAAAAGATTTTTCATTGGCCCGAAGGTGCAGAGTTTCTGATTGCCTCAGACCCTAATCCTTACAAGAAAAAACCCTTTCACATTGCCAGGGTAGAAAAGCTTACGGGTGAGCCTTATGGGCTTTCACCTAATCGAGTTAATCACCTGTTGACCCGGACTATGAATGAGGTTGTGGACATCATTATGGACGGTTTGTTTTTAGAGGACAACAAAGCATTCGTGGTAAATGAGGATCTGGTGGATGATTTTGAAGTTGGGGCGACACAGGGCAACCTTATTCATGTGCATGGTCTCGACTCGGGAAATGATGTTAGATCAGCTATTTATGCTATTGAGACAAGGGCAATAGCCAATGAAATTATGCCTCTTTGGGAAAAGCTTGACACTACCCACCAACTGGTGGCAGGTAGACCTAATATGAGCGTTGGGATGCCACAGCTGGGTGCTGAGACCGCTTTTGAGAATGCACAGTTGGCGGCAGGTGCAAGCACGCCTGTTATTGACATGACAGCCAACCTTGTTGATACCGCCTTGAGGAAAATTTATCAAGACTTGTTCCATTTAGCCCAGATACATTTCACCACAGAAAAAAGCATGGAGGTGTTGGATGGTGATGGCAACTTAATGGGGGGAGAATCTCTGGTAATGACCCCGGGTGAGGTTTATAAAAACTATGATTTTGAGTTCGAGTTTTTGGGTAAGGAAAGAAACAAGATCGAAGAGCGGGCGGCACTAACTAACATGCTGATGGTTTGGGGGAACGTTAAAAATGTAGATGAAGTTACGGCTTTAATTATGAAGAATCTTTTGTTGCAATCGGGCATATCGGATACGGCTGCTATCAAAGGGGCTTTAGATAAAGCCATTCAACAAAGACGGCAAATGGAGATGATGGCAATGCAGGCTAAGATGGGAGGAGGGGAGCAAGGGGGACCGATGGGCGGTTTACCGGGAACGGGTCCGGAGGCGGTTGGTGAGCCGATGCGGGATGCGGGGAATATGATGAATGCTTTTAAACCTACGGGAATGTAATTATGCCAATTGAAAGACGAGGTAAGTTAATTTATCATCGAGTAGGTGGAAAATGGAAGGTTAAACAACACTGTGAATCGGTTACTTCTGCAAAGAGTGCCTTTAGATTGCTTAAAGGTTTGGAATCAGGCAGTATCAAACGTGAAGACGTAGGAAAAAGGAGGAAATAATGGCATCTAATCCATACAGTCAGGCAGAAGTTGCAACACGGATCATGGAGGGAAAACAAAGGCAAATCAGAGACCTCTTGGCGAGTAAGGGGGAGGCTCTTGAGTTTTTGAATTGGGCGGAGTTGCCCATGACCAAGAAATTCAGGGAAAGCCTTAAAAGAAAAGAGAAGGAATATGATAAGCAGTTGAAGACACAGAAATGGAAGACTGAGGCTGAGGGTCGTGGTCTTTGCTATCTGTGTGGATACTTGGGGTTACTGGAAGATATGATTGAATATTATAAGGGACAATATCAAAGAATACAAAACATTAAACAAAGGGAGGGCTAAATAATGGTAGTGCCAAAGACCATAAAGACCAATCCGCCCCCGGAGACCGAGATATTATCTGAAGTTCGTCAGGAAGTAACCGACCCGCTTCAGACATCTCCTAATCCAGGATTAGCTGATCCGTCTCAGGCTGCGGCTGAAGAAACTCCAGGGAGAGACCTGGAGCAAGAAACGGAAACCGTGGATCAACCATTCACAATTGATGAGGGTGGTGAGCCACTCCCAGGAGAGCCATCGGGTGATCCCTTAAAGGATACCCAGAGAGCATATCACGAAACCAAAGGAGAGCTTGCTAAAATCAAAAAGGTTCTTGCTTTTATGGTGGCGAATACTCGGGCGGGTGGTAGACAAGCACCGCCCCAGGGACCACAGATTCCACCCGAAATGTTATCACCAGATCCAACTGAAGATGAACGCTTAGATCCTACAAAATACACCAAGCGGATGATGATTTTGCAGGACATGGAGAGACGGCGTGAATCTACTATTCAGGAAATGCAGACCTTCACAGATACGCACTCCGATTGGCAGGATTTACTGCCTACGATGCAACAGATACGAGACGAGAACCCGGATGCTTATCAGAGATCGGGCAGTCTATCTCGTCTTCACAGGGCAGCCAAAGAGCGAGAAGAGTTAGATGGTTATCGGGAGGCTATGAAGGGTAGTGCGGATATAGCAATTCAGGCGGGAGCTAACATGCAGAAAAAGAAGGGTAGTAGTCCTTTTGTTTCTCCTTCTGGTGGCGGGGGTGGAAAATCAAAGTCTGTTATGCCCCCTGATTTTCCTCGGTGGGACACGGACAAACAATTGCAATGGTTGAAAGATCACGGTCTCTACAAAGAAGACACATTTTAACAAATAGGAACTGAAAGAAAAGGGGGTTTTATAAATGGCTGTACCTCAAGTAACTGGAACTTATGGGACAGGTATAGGACCGACCTACACCCATATCAACAAAAAGCTATTGGAGATAGCTAAGCCATATATGCCTTTGCATACATTGGTTCAGAAGAAGTTGATTCCACTGCATTCGGGTAAGACGGCTCAGTTTACACGCCTAATGAGGATACCGAAAGCTACCTCTGCCCTAAGCGAAGGAGCTGCGTTAACTGCGGTAGCGCCGTATGCCACCGACTTTACTGTAACCGTTGCTGAGTGGGGTAAGGCAATTTCGGTCTCTTCACTTTTGGATGATACTTTTATCACTCCGGCACTATTGGCTTACACCGAGATTCTGGGCATCAACGCTGGTCAAACCATGAATTTGGAGCTTCAGAAGACTTTGTGGGGTCCGGCTCTGGGTGCCTCGACTACTGCGGTGCAGGGATGTATGGGGTTGGTTAATGGTAGGGCTCACATAGGTGATCTCAACGAAGAGCTGACTTCGGATAGCACCGGAACGACTACGGCCTTTGGTTATAATACACTGTATAGCGGTAATGCCAGCTGGACAGATGGTGAGGATGGAAGGGGTGGAACCGCTGTTTTCAATAATCCACATAGCCCTAATTACGGCTATGGTAGGCGAATTGCTACCTCTACTTCAACGTCTCCGGTGCAATTTGGTTGGGCTGGTGCAATTAAGACAGCTGGCACTGCTGCCAACACCGTTCTTTACGGTGCGGAAACCGCAAGGGTTTCGCATTTCGTAAGCGGTGGTGCGCTGATGTTGACTAAGGGCACGGATATCTTGAGGGCTAAGACCATCAGAAGGGCTTATGCCATGTTGGATGCGGAGTGTGCTCTGCCATTCATTAAGGGGGATTATGCAATCGTCATCCCGCCTAATAGTATGGCAACTTTGGCTGAAGAAACCAGCACTGGAGGTTTTATTGATACCTTCAAATATACCAATTCCGGACCAATCTTGGACAACGAGATAGCCCGGACGGCAGGTTTCAGGGTGCTCAAAGAAACCGAGCCGTATTTGGTCGATGCAACCGTGGCTACGGTTGGAGACTATACTGGCACTAAAGGAGATTTGGAGGTGGTCTTTGCCCTTGGCAAGAATTGCCTGGGGGCTTGTGGATTGCAGGGACAGAGTAACCTTGGTTCTGATACCAGGATTATAATCCATCGCCCCGGACCACAAACCACAGCCGATCCCACTGAGATGTTTTCAACTATGGCTTGGAAAACAACCTGGGCAAGGCTATCACTCAACGCCTGCTTTGGTGTGGGAATTGTGGTTTATCCAAACGCCATATAACCTTTTAACAAACACGTGGGGTGCTTCGTGCATCCCACGTGTTAAAGAGATGTCGAAAAAACTGGTCGTCATACTTTCGTGCGCTGATTGGGCGGGTTCGCAATATCAGGCTTGCCAGGCAATAAACTCCGTAGGGGAATTTGAGTGTCGGCACGTAACCTTGTTTAAGCATCCCCATGAATATCCAACGGACGTTCTTATGCACTTATACCCCAGGGCTACGACAGAACACAGGGCAAGCGTGATAGTAGGACTTGAATCCGGTCAATATGAAACCATATCCGATTTGTTGACTAAGGCAGATATAATTCATTTGTGGAATACTTCTCATGGGGAAGATGCTTTAATGCAGGCAGGTTTACCCGTGTCCTTTGATAAAGTCAAGGTTATAACCATGACTGGTAGTGCATATCGGGACTATCATTCTATGATAAATCTGCAATTAGCCATATTGAAGGATTGCAGGCTTGTGGTGCAAGACCCCATGCTCAAGTTCGAGGATGAAATTGAGTCGATTTTTATACCACACGCCATTAACGTCGAGGATTTTAAACCACAAGAGGATCGGGAAAAAATAGTAGGGGTTTATCGACCAACTCATAAAACAGGTTTCAGGCATGGGGATGAGGATATAAGTCGAGTGCGTGAATTGATTGGATCCTTCGATGAATGGAAGGTGGGTTTAGATTATAATATGCCACACCAAGAGCGAATGGAAAAACTATCCCGATGCAGTCTGTTCATACAGGATTTAAGTCCTTATATCGGTTATTGGGGAAGATCGACCTTAGAGGCTTGTGCTTTAGCTGTTCCGTGTGTGCAAAATTACGACAACAGGATCATCGGTAAATCGGAGGGGAAGTTAGGTGAGATTCCATTGGTGAGGGTTGAGTTGAATACGGCGGAGACGGAGATCGAAAAACTGATAAAGGATGAAAATTATCGAGTGGAGGTTGGGCGAAAATCAAGACAGTGGATTGAGGATTGTTATTCTTATTCTGCTGTTGGCAAAATGTATTCGGATATTTATTCGGAGGCTCTAAAATGACCCTAATCATCATTGTTGGTGCAATTATACTTGAGCTCATTATACTGAAATTGGTTATGCGGAAAAAGTGGAAGTGGACTCAATGAAATTTCAGAATGCAGGGATTATGCTGGCTCTCTTGGATTATCCTTTTGTTGAAAACGAGTGTGTGCGGTCGTTTTTCTCTATGTTTGAATATTCAAAATATCTGTGTCCAGGAAACGGCAATCCCAAAAACAACGTCGAGTGGGCAATGTTGGATGGCACATCTCCTGCACGAGCACACAACCACGCCATTCAAGCCTTCTTAGATCGACCCGAATTTAAGTCTCTTTTGATAGTAGGGCACGATCATATTTTTAGACCGGATGCTTTGAAGATTTTATTCGAGGCGGATAAGGACATGATTGGTGGAATTACCTGTCAGCGTGTCAGGGGACTTTCGACTTTAAATAAGCCAATTTTGAGCATAGTAAACGACTGGAAGGACGGAAAGACGAGAGCATTGACCAGAGATGAATGTATCGAAAGAATGAATAAAGCTGGGAACGAACCCTTTGAAGTTCCCTCTATGGGTGATGGTTTTATGTTGTTCAAGCGAAAAGTTTTTGAGCGTATAGACCCGCCCTGGTTTTACGAGCCGCCAATTCCCAAGGATCAGGTTAAGCCAGGTCAAAGTCGGGGCACATTAGGTTGCGACATTTCCTTTTTTGAGGAAGCACGGAAACTTGGTTTTGAAGTCTGGGCACACCCCAAGGTTCAATACGTTCATATCGGCAGAGGTTATACTGCCATTGAATATGATATTGGAGGAGAGTAAAAATGAGCAGAACTGTAATTGCCACAATTATGAGGGTTAAATGTGAAGAGTGCGGGTATGATGGTGAAGCAACAATCCGATGGAAGGATAAAGACCATTCTTGCCCCAAGTGTAATAAACCCTTGAAGGGTATTGGGAAGGAGTAATCGTTATTCCTATTTATAATTACAAATGTGAATGTGGCTATTCTTCGGATACCTTTGTCTGGAAAATGGAGGAAGTGGTTTTGTGTCCATGTTGTGATAAACCTATGCAGAGGCTTTTTACGGTGAGCAACCTATGCCTTTTAAATAGACAGAAACCTGTTCCCTTCAAGTATGAACAGAAAGAATGTAATGCCACTAAAGAGCTTTATGAGAGTTGCAGGATGGATTTTAAGCACAAAAAGACAGGTTTGGGGGAATTGAAGTTTTGGAAGGACAGGATGGAGAGAGATCACCCGGAGATAATTACATAAAGCAAATATGGATACAACTAAATCAATGAATCAATCTTGGGTGGAGGGGATTCCATATTGGAACGAGGAAGCCATAGCCAGGATTGAGAACATAGTAAATTGTTGGTCTAAGGTCTTTGAGTATGGGACGGGAGGTTCAACCGTTTGGTTGGTGCGGAGAGTCGCTGAATTGATTTCAGTAGAATATGATCCTAAGTGGTTTCGGATATTTAAGAATAGATTCAGGCAACAGTTTCCACTGGCTACAATCGGCGAAGACAGGATCAACTATCAATCGGTGGGGTCTTTAGAAATTGTTAAACAGATACTGATTAGGTTAGAAGAGTTTAAGGGTTGTGGACAAAACTTTGTGGATACGATTTCAGTTTTCCCCGATGGCTATTTTGACTTGGTGATTGTTGATGCGAGAAACAGAGCAAGGTGTCTCAGGGCAGCTTTCCCTAAAGTGAAAAAGGGTGGCTGGATTTTATTGGATGATGCACAACGTTCTTGGTATCAAAAGGGGAAAGACGTATTGAAAAGCTGGGAATCAACAAGTTTTGGGGGTGGTAGATGGGGAAGGGAGGCAATGTTATTTCAGAGGATTGGTGTATAAATGAACACAGCGACTTTATACAAAGATTTAAAGAATCTTTTCTTTCACTTACAGATAGACGATCCACGGCTTCAGGTGGCGACAAAGGCGGGATTCTTAGAGATGGGTCACTATATCGATCTGCCTGATGCCCAGGCTCATCCAGACGACATTACGGTCGTATCAAGGACACCAAATTATGACGTAACACTTGCAAGTGGTGGTGATGTGGATCGAATAACCTCAGCCGTTTTTGTCTCAGGAACCACCAGGCAAATATTAGGTGATTCCTGGACTGAAAGAGAATATCAATATCATTATCGGGGAATAGCCGGAACGGGAGTGCCTTCTGAGTGTTGTTATTTTAAGGATCAATTATGGCTTTATAAGATTCCGAATTTGTCAGGAACCGTCTACTTGACTTGTCAGTCTGTTGTGGCCGATTTGACCGATTTTCCCGATAACTACTTTCCGTTGATGGTGGCATTGGTAGCCAAGCATCTGTTCAGGACAAGTTCCGAGCCCGAAGGAATAGCAATTTATCTTCGAGCCGTTCAGGACACAAAAGATTTAATTAAATCCTTTACGGGACGAATGCACCCCAAGAAAATGGTGATGGAAAAATCTACTTATCGTTCAAAAAGAATACAGAAATTGAATGCCTTAAATTAAGGGAGGATTTATGAAGAAACTTTTAATTACCATCTTTTTGTTGTTTCTCTTGGTGGGGTCTGCTGTGGGTGCTGCAACACCACAGGATAAGAATATCTGCACGACCTTGGGTGAGCTTCGGCAGGATGTCAAGAATGAGTTTTTGGTGATGACGGATGCGCTCTTTCCTGATTCGGTGCTGGATGATTTTATTAACCATGCTTGTCGGGATCTGGCGGGGTATAACATTATCCTCGATGTTGATACTATTGTCTGGGCGGCTAATACGAAATACTATGCGTTGCCTGTCAACTTCCGTGCTTTTATCGCTATATATCCCGATGCTTATTCTGGAGTAAAGGCGTTTGACCACATCCATCCTTCTGCTGTTGGAAAGATAGCGGCGGCCACAGACCTTACCGCTTCAAGATATGTGTGGATTACCGGAAAGAACACAGTGAAAGACACAACGATGAGGATATGGTTTTACCCCGCCCCCAGTGCAGTAGACACAATGGAATTGATTTATGCGGCAGAAGCAATCAACCTTTCGGATACCTCCGATACAACTAATATTCCCTATCATTATGTTCCACTGATCGCCCTTTATGCTACGGGTAAATGTTATGCCAAAGCAGGGAAATACAACAAGGCAAGCTGGTATTTTGCTCTTTATGACCAGTGGATTAATAAGAAACTGCTCTTTGAGCAGAAGAGATATGATTACATAATCCTACCCAGGGAGATTAAGAAGTGAAGAGACTTTTTCTTTTAATAATCTTAATGCCGACCGTTCTTTGGGCACAGGAAAATTTTAATCTGCCCATAGTGCCACCGGAGGAGTCGGTCTCTGTGTCAAAGCCGGATAGTCCCTTTGTTTTGCCCTTGGTTTTACCCACAGTGCCTACACAGGACATGGCATCTTTGACAAGACCCGAAGTGCCTTCCTTTTCTCCCTTGTCTTTACCGCAGGCGGAATCTCAATCCCTTGAGGTTGGCACACATCAATTTGGGGGACTTAATCTGTTTATGCCAACTAATAAAGTGCCCAAAGAGCAGGCTATTGTTTTGAACAATTTCCTACCAAAAGGATTTGTGTCACTTGAAAAACGGGTGGGGATTCAAAAAGCGAATCCAAATGATTCGACCCTGTTAAGTGGGGTATATGGTATGGCAATGGGTGGTGCCACACCACAGATAATTGCCTCTACGGCTGAATCGTTATGCTACGCTCTGCTAAGTGCTGACCTAAATTTTGTCGGTATTGATACTACGTCTGCTATCTTAACTTATTTTGCCTCTACACCCTTTGGGGTGATCGTGATGAATGGCACGGACTCGACAAGAATCTGGATTGATAGGGATACTATCGAGGCTTTGGGTGTGATAGATACAGGGACATTCGATGCTGACAGCACGGTGGGGGGAGATACTTCTTGGGTGGCGGATTCATCGGCGGCATGGACGGCGGATGAATGGATCGGTTATTGGCTAAAATGCAGTAGCAGTTATTTGGAGATCATAGACAATGGTAATAATTGGTTTCATGTAAAGTTGTGTGGTGATACTTGTGACGCAGAAACCACCTTTCTACTTTTAGCCCGTCCCGATTCGGTGGGATCGACTTTGGGCTATCCCATCGGAAAAGCGGGAGCTTATTATGGGGATAGGTTTTTCGTAAACTCGGAATGGCTGAATAACAGAATTTATTTTTCTAAAGTGCACGATCCCGATGATATTCCACCTGAAAACTTTATCAATCTGGACATGGGCAGGCATGATGAAATTGTGGCGATGCGTGTGTTCAATGGATATCTGATAGTCTTTGGAAAGTATTCGATTTATGGAATCAATGCCTCCTGTGTAGCTACACCGATTACAAAGAGTTTAGGCTGTGTTAGTCCCAATGCCATAGCTATGGGTGATAATTATATCTATTTTCCCGCACAGGACGGGATATATCGGTTCAGTTCAAACATATACGGGAGCATGTCTTATAAGCCTGAAAAAATCTCCTATGAGATAGACGAATACTTAAAAAACATTGATCCCTCTTATTTGGATTACTGTGCGGGGGTTTGTTATAACAATCAATATTGGTTCAGCTATGATCGAGACAAGACGCTGGTTTTTGACGAAGGGACAAAGCAGTGGTATCCCTTGGGGTTTGGATTTGGCAATGCCCTTGTTACTCCGCCCGAATATTCAAGGTATGAGTTGATATTGCCAAATGCCGATGGCACTACAACCGATTGGGATGAAACGGGTGCTGGTTCAGATCACTATGCCCAGATTGACGAGACACACACAGGCCCCGATGATGCCAATTATGTTTCTACTGCAGTATCGAGTGAAAACGAGCAGTTTGCATTTGCGAATATTGTAGATATGCCTACGGGTGCAAGTATAAAGTCGGTAATTCTATATTTACGTGCAAGGGGGTCATTATTTGAACAGAGAATAATCGTGGGTATTAAATCTGGATCAATTTATCCTGTGGATACACTCAACACTTCAATTTGGTGGACGAATTATGTTATCTCTATGAATACTAATCCCGCAGACAATCAGGCATGGGAGAGATCTGATATTGATGCTCTGGAGATTAATTTACGGTCATTAACTTCTGCCACCAAGTCGGTTTATGTTAGCCAACTTGAAGCGGGGGCTTTATTTCAAGGAGATGCCTCATCTAATTTACTTTTTTCTGGTCTCGACAAACCCTTTCTCTATCAATACGGGGGTGTGTTTGATGACGACACCAGCAGTGCGTTTGGCGAGGTTTACGGTGAGCCGGTCATAGCCACCATGCAATCGGGTTTCTTTGACAACGATTTGCCCGTAGATGATAAATTGCTTCGCCAGTTTTATCTTCAGACGGAATCCGATTCAGGAGACATTTGGGTTTATTACTATACGGACTACGGAACCACACCATCCGATTCGGACTTGGTTCATCTTGGTGGCAAAAGAACTTCCTGGTGGATGTTAGGGGAGAAGGTTAAGGGAAAGAACTTCTCCATAGAGATCGAAAACAAATCGAATGTCGATAGCCTTATAATTAAGGGCTGGTCGGCAATACTAAATAACTTAGGACACAGGGGAGGCGAATAAAGATGGCTTTTAATTATCCTAATATACCACGAAGGGATGGATATAGAGGTGGACAGACTAATCCATTTACTACTGCTGAAGGTTTAATGGGGAATCGTAGACTTCCCGCAAGCTCAGGAACGACTCCGTATGGTTTTGGTGGAGGCGCAGGTTTTGGTGGAGGCGCAGGTTATGGTGGGGATGTCGGTGCTGGTGCGGGACAGGGATACTCTTCCGAGGAATGGTTTCCTGATCTTTATCGAAATTTGTTTCAACGCATGGGAGCAGAGGAAACATCCGCTTTCGATCAGCTTGTCGGACAGTTTGGCGGGGCATTGGGATCACAGATGAGCAGGACAAACGTTCCTGTCGCCGGAGGTTATGATATGCTTGCCAATAGATTTATGGCACCTATGCGAACACAGATGCAAATGCCCTGGTCGGAAAGGGTGAGAACTACCCTACAGATGGCACAGCAGTTTGCACCCATGTTTGAGGGTCATCTTGGATCGGATAAGTATTGGGAGTCGATTATGAATAAATTTATGAAGGAATTGTTTGGGGGAGGAGGGAAATAGAATGAATGGATCGAATTATGGTTATGGTGAAGGGGGGGGGCAAGGTCAAGATTGGTGGGATGAATGGTATGAGAAGATGTTGAATACGCTTTATGGGAGATTTGAGAGCCCACAAAGACCAATCATTAAAATTCCCGACATAGATCCCTTTGAATATGTGCCAGGTGAATATTCTCAAGATTTATGGAAAATGTGGCAAGAAAAGGGAGGAACGACACCAAGTCCTTGGGATTTGACTGACTGGATGGGACGGTTAGGTGAATATGGTCCACCGGGAAATCCGCCCCTTGCACCAGAGAGGGGAATGCCGGATGTAGGCCTACAAAAGCGGTTAGAAGAAGCACAAAGGGCATACGGGGCAGGAGGGAGAGGTTCCTATTCCTTTGGGGCGGGTTGGTCTCAAGACCGGATTGGCAACTTGGTTCAATCACTTCAGGGTCAAATTGATGCGGCTTATCGGGGAAAACAGTCAGAAACCCAACAATATTTAGCTGAATTGCAGGGATATGGGCAAGAATTAGCTGGACATCAGGCTGGTTATGGTCAGCTTGCAAATGAAATGGCACAGGCTTTTCAGAGGAAGGGAATGGGAATGCAGGGATTGCAACAGTTAATGAATCTTGCTACACAGGCGGGAGCGACTACTCAACGATCAACCGTGCAGGCTGAGTTGGGTTCGGCTGGACTTCAACAACAGGAATGGCAAAGTGCCTTGGCTGGATTACAGGGATTCAGGGGGCAAGACATTGATCTACTGATGAAAAAGTTAGAAATGGAAATGATGATTGCACAGGCAAGGGCAGCGGCACAGGGACAGGATGATGGTTTCTGGGATATGTTAAGTGCAATTGCTCCTTATGCTTTAATGTTTTTAGGAGGACCACCCGTTGTGGTATAGGAGGAAAAAATGCCGCTAGGAACTAATTATGATTGGAGTGGTATGATGGGTGGTTATGAAGATGCCCTCAGCCAACTGTATCGTGGTCAACAAACCGATTTTTTGGATTTTCTTCGCTCGTTTGCCCCACAACTGGGGCAGTTTCTTCAACAGAGAAAACTTGAGAAATTAGTCCAACAGCAGAGAATCGGTGGTGCTTTAGAAACTGGTGAAGGTGTGGTTTTGCCTCAAGATATAAACATGATGGGGCAGGCTGCCCCTGAAATGATGCCCTGGGAACAGCTTCGCTCTTTGGTTGGAACAGACCCCTCACCGTTTCCTGCTGGACCGATGAGTGTTTCCAAGGAGGCTCAAAGAGATTTGCCTCCGCTTTTTGCAAGATCACCTTATAATGAAATAATGAGACAATTGGATATGGAGTATAAGATTGCTCGGCTTAGACCAAAGGCAAAAGAAGAAAAAGAATTAACTCCCAGCCAAAAAATGAATCAAATGAAATTAGACCTTTTGCAGAAATTAAAAAAAGGTGATGAATGGACTCCAGGAGACATAGATGTAGCGGCACGTTTTTGGCCGGATAAGATTTCAACAAAGTCGGGACTAACTCCCAGCCAACAGATTAGTCAAATGAAATTAGACCTTTTTCAAAAAACAAAAACAGGAGAAGCATGGACTGAAGATGAAGAAGAATTAGCTAAGGTTCTGGGTGTGACTAAAGAAGAAAGGGCGGGTCGCACTTTATCTCAAATATTACCTCCAGACTATAGTATGGTCGGGGATTTTGTGCCTCCAGGTGCTGAATTCAATATGTATAGAATCAGGGCAACGGAGCGTCTTGGTGCTAAGACGGGCAACCAAGCCACAATGGAGGAGGCAAGAAAAGCCCGGATAATGAAGGGTTATCCTCCATTAGAAGATGAAAGAGATATGCAAAAGGCGATACGGGATGGCGACTTTGGTAAAACCAAAGAGGGGATATTAGCAAACTTAAAAACGATGGGCTATCCAGATGATTATATCGAATTTATTATGGCGGAGTTGGGTATTAAATAGATTGTTACGTTTTGTTGATTTTTGTTAAAAGCCAGATTGCACCGCAGATTGTAGCGGACATCCAAAGCAGTGCGGGAATTAAGAGGAGAAGAAAAGAAGGATTAAGGTAATAATCAAACAATGCGAGGGGTATAGCGGTTATGAAAAACCAGAGGAAAATTATCAATATAAATAAAGGAATACCCAACGACTTCATTTGTGGATGTCTTTCATAAAATTTAGCAGAAAACATGGATGACCCGAATGCAACTATAAAACCTAAGATGACAATTCCACCGAGAACATAAAGAATGATTGTGCCTATCATACAAAAGATACGTTAAATATAGTTTCTTAATTTGTTATGCCCCTTACAAAAGAAGAATTAGAAGAGATACTTAGAAGAAAACGCCAGGAACGCTTGGAATTGGGTTTACCTGTTACGGATACAACGGGGATTAGTCTACCTATTAGTTCCAGACAAAGTATTAAAAAATTAATTGAAGAGGAGTATACTGGACTTAGCGATGAAGAATTGGCTTCGCTTGTTCATGGCGTAGCCAGTGGTATGACTTTTGGTGGCTCTAAAAAACTATTGGATCTGATATTCGGTAAAGAGGCGGAGCGTCGACGGAAAGAATTGGCAATTACTCCAGAAGTGGAGCAGATGGGAAAAGCCGGTGATTTTGCTGGACAGCTTTTTCCATTAATGAGAGGTATACGAACCGCTGGTTGGCTGACTAAGACATTGCCGGGTGTGCGAAAACTTCCCCAACTTGCTCGTTCCACACTTTCTAATATTATGGCTGGTGCAGGAGTAGGGGCGGTGCAACAAAAGACTGAAGAAGAATCACGATTGGCGAAGATGGGTAAAGAAGCGGCTATCTTTGGTGGGGTAACCGGGGTTTTGGGCGGTCTTCAGCCAACTATGAGATGGTTGGCAGATAAGAGGGTCTATGAGGTTATGACACCGGAAGGAAAAAAGATCATTGTTAAGACTTTTAAAAAAGCTAAAGAGCTTGTAGCACGTGGGTTTCCTTTGACTCATCCCGAAGTAACGGGCAGTGCACGAGGCATGTCTGAAATAGTAGAGAAAACCCCCAAGCTGGCGGAGGCTGCCCAATGGTTTGTGCAGCGGAAAGTTCCATCGGGTTTCAGGGAGCGTATGAGGGGGTTTGAAGGTGAGAAGGGTATGCTTGTTGAAGAGGCAGGGGAGACTGGAGCTAAACTTGCCGCCTTGTCTTTACCTGAGCAGAGAGTAGCAAAGGACATTATCTCTGGTGGGGTGATTACTCCAGCCACAGAACATTTGCGGGAGGTTACTAAAATCCCGATTAAGCGATTTGGGGAACATGGCAGGTTTATTCCTAAGGCCTTTGAAGAAGTAGTGGGTGAGCCGAGTCAACCTTGGCAGAAAGCCATGAATAGACTTTACCATGAGAGATTGACCCATGCCGAGGTGAAAACATTGAACGATCAACTTGATCCGGCTATTGGAAAATCGCTTGCGAATCAACTGGCTAAATTAGTAAAACGGGGGATCCTCACAACAAAAAGTAAATTTCGCTCCCCCTATCCTGGCTGGACAGCTCAAAAACAAAATCTTCAAGAGAAAGTCGATAAAATAAAGACACGCCTCAAACAGCATTATCATGTGGGTGGAGGCATGAAATATGGAGGCGTGCGTTATTTCCCCCGCATGTTTCTTACCAAAGAGCAAGATAAGAATCTTTTGAAATGGGGGCTTTTTAGATCGGTTAGATTCAGGGGTAAACGAAGCTACCTGAAGGCCAGAGAGGACATCCCAGATCACATCCTCAAGAATATGGGTGAGATCATGTATGCGTCCTATCCTGTGCAGAAGCGAATGTCCCAGATTGGAGGTGATCTGGCTACGTGGAACCTTCTGGACGACATTGCCAGAAATCCAGAGTGGTCAACTATTTCCGAAGCCATAGCTAAAGAGAAAGGATTTGTCCAAATGACCAAGACTCCGACCTGGGGATTAGGACCTTTGAGGAAAAGCTGGGTGCACCCCGAAGTAGCCAACGAACTAAATCAAATGTTTACAATCCCTGGACAATGGGCGGCAACATATAAAAAATGGATTGGGCGTTGGAAATTTGGAAAGGTCATCCCTCGACCGGCAAGCTGGGGTAGAAATATATTCGCCAATGTCTTCTTTGTCGATTTGGCGGGCGTGCAACCTTGGCGTTTTGAGAGTGCGAAACTTTTTGAAAAAGCCTTTGTTGATTACATTCATAAGGGACCCATACACAAAGAACTTGTCAAACGGGGATTGTTGGGGACTGAATTTATACCCGCAGAAGCCAAGCTACTTTTTGAGACCGTCAGGCAATCAAAGGGCAATATGTTTGATCTCATTGGTCAGACTTCCGAGAAGTGGGTTAAAGGAGGAATAACTGGTCTCGGTAGGTTCTTCACTGCACAGGATCAGCTATTCAAACAGTGGATCGTGATGGATCAATTGGCGAAGGGTGCCACGATGGACAAGGCGGTAAGTGCGGCTTTCAAGTGGATGCCTAACTATGCTGAGGTACCCGGAGTTACGAAATTTCTCAGATCGTTTCCTTTGCCTTTTTTCAGCTTTACCTCCGAAGCGACCAGAATCATGGGAATTGCCGCCAGAGAAAGACCTTTGACTTTTGCCAAATGGCTGAGTATGCCTAAAATGATAACCGAGTTTTCCAAAAGAAAACTGGATTTCTCAGAGGAGGAATGGAAAGAAGTGCAGAGAAACATGCCAACTTATATGAAGGGGGGATTGCATGTGCTTCTGCCATTGGGAAACAAAGAGAAGTTTAGAATGTGGGATTTGACCTATAACATGCCCTGGGGTGATGCAATAGAGTATGCTGGTGATCCGTGGCGAATAATATCGAATCCCTTGGTTAGCACTGTGGCGGCGATAAAGACTGGTATTGATCCGTTTACTGAGCGTCCCATTATCACACATGCCAAACCGACAGTGCTTGAGTCGATGCAAGATTGGGCAAATAATCTTACTCAACAAGCTCTTCCCGCCTGGACGCCGGGCATTCCTGGAACAGACATTAAGGGGGGGTATGACTGGAAGGCATGGGTGGAAACCATACAAAAGACCCCACGTTTAAAAGCTTCTGGTGGGATCAAAACCAGAACCTATCCTGAGACCATAGGTAGCACCCTCTTAGGAATTAAGACAAGAGAAATGGAGACTAAGGAATTAAAAATTCGACACTTGCAGAGGGTTGGTAGAGAAATTAACGAGTTAACGAGAAATTATAAGCGAGTGTCAAAGGAAAAATTGGCTTGGAAAAAAGCGTTTGGTCATAGCCAAGCAGAAGAGAAATTTAGACCGGAACTTGACAGAATTATGGCGAAAATCAAGGATACTCTAAAGGATTTAAAACCAGAAGAACGCAAGACATTTCAAGAACGATTTAAGGATATTTTAACTGGGATAGGATTTTAAAATGACCGAACCGATCACTTTCACACTGGAGGAATTTTTGGCTTATGACTCCTGAAATTCTTGAGGGTATAAGATGGCTATTAGTTCTCGTTTTGGTTTACTTTTTTGTGCCGTTAAAAAAAAAGGCGGACAAAAACAGGGAGGATATTGTTAAGATAGAGACTCACTATGAGCACATCAGTAAAGATTTGCAAGAGATCAAGAATCACCTAAAAGAGTTGAATGGAAGAGTTAGCAAAAAATGACTTTAACCTGCACGGATCATGTAATAATACAAACTTTGGATTTGGTGAAACTGAGTTTAATCCCTTTCATTGCTTGGCTTTTTCGGAATCGAATAAAAAGGTTTTTTAAGGGTAATGGTGAAAAGAAGAAATGCAAAAACTTTAAACCTAATGATTTGGGGTTATAATGTTCAAGGGTCTTGTTGACAACACAGACAAACAGATCACGCTTGCTCGGGAAGCCATGCTCACCATTCAGAGGGCTAAGGGTTCTGGGGAAATAGATGAAAAGACGGCTAATATTCTTATGGCTACACAGATGATTATGATGCAAACAAGTATATCGAACTCTCAGATTTTGAAGGAGGTGAAAGACGATGGCAAATCCTGAGTTTATAGTCGCGGAGAAGGCTTATAGGGGATTAAATGTTGACCAAAAATTAGTTGTAGGAGAGGCGATTAAATCCCTGTTTGATGGTTTTAGGGTAACGGTTAGTGCCAAGAAATTTGGGCACTCAAGAAAGTTCAAGGATGAATGTGACTTGGTTTCAAGTGAACACACCCTCAAAAAACGGAAAAAGTTAAAATAAGGGAGGTGAAAAAGAGTGGCAGCAGGAACAAGACGCATAGGCAAACCGAGAACGGATGCAGAGCGGAGGATAAGACACAAAAGAATTCATGGAACGGATAAATTACCACCACGAGGAACTGGGTTAGGAAAAAAGAAAAAATAAGGAGGTGACGGATGAAACTTAAAGCCCCTAATCATATTCTGAGCTTACGAAGTTCAACCTCAATAACACTGGTGAGTATTCTCGCTCTCCTGCTCACCATAGCTCAAGCATTACCTGAAAGCAAATGGACGCTTTTAGCCATTGCTATAATTGGTGCAGTTTTAATTTTCCTGAATTCACCGGACAGGAAAAAGAAAGGAGGCAAAAGTGCCTAAAATGATTAAGATGGAGATTGATCTGGATGAGTTGAGAAAAGAAGAAATCCAAGACCAGTTGGCTGAGTTGTTTGACAAAGTCTTTGTCTTTAAGGGTCCGGCTGGCATACTGATTGAGACCGTAGACAAAGTATTTTTTAAAACACTGGTCAAATCATTGGTTGGACAGATTGACAAACAATAACCACCCCGTCTTTGATCTGAGCCTTCAACGGCGGGTATATTAACGGTGGCTTAGATTTGTCAAGTAACAAATTTACAGAATTGTAAATTTGTAAATTTCCCTCTTGACAAGGGCAGGTTCTCGTTAGATGAGGCTATGCTCTGAAAGAAAGGATAATGAGAAAACACGCTTTACACCTTATGAAAAGGGTTCTACTTTTAGCCGGTATCATCCTTGCGGTGGCGGTGGTAATAGCGGTTTTTAATAAGTGAAGGGTTGTGTCCTGAAAGGAAAAATGAAAAAGCTATCAGTTATCGGTTTGCAGTTGGCGGTGCTCCTGCTCGTGATTTGCGGGCAGGCTTGGGGGGATACTAAGAAGATAACGGGCACCACCAACATAGAGGATGCCATGATTATGAGTGCCAATGCAGAGAAAAACTATGGTGGTTATGATTATCTATATAGTGGTGTTGCTTATGCGACTCTTATTCGAGTAAAGAATGTTGCTACTGAATTGGGTGCTAATGCTACCATTTCGGCTTGTGTGTGTAGTGTTTATTGTAATGCACACACAAGCATTCAGGATGTTTCTGCATATCGGGTTTTCAAGCCCTGGGTTGAGGGTGACGAGAGCGGAGTAGATGATGATGATGGGGATGTCACTTGGTCTGACTGGGCTTCGGATGCTTATGAGTGGACGACGGCGGGATGTAATAGTGCCGATGATGAAGGAGTTGACAATAGCGGTGATGGCACTGGTGCTGATAGAAAAGCCACAACCGAAGATACAGAGTCGAATGTGGGTAGTGGGAATTGGTATGGTTTTGATATATCAGCTTCACTTGCCCAGGGATGGTATGACGGGACTATCAATGAAGAAGGTATAATATTATATAGTGGTGCAGATTACCAGAGATATTCTTCGACGGAATATACTTCCAACCAGCCTTTCTGGGTGTTCACCTATACTACCGGGGCACCACCGGAAGCGGGTCAAGTAATCATTGTTCATTAGGGGGATTTGTTAATGAAAAGAAATAGATGGCGTTCCATAAAATTGGTTTTTGTTTTAGCTTTTATCATCATTTTATGCTGGGTAATAGATAATATGAATTGCGATCCGGCTTATGGACAGTTTGAAAGTCCAGCTACGGGTGCGGGATTGTCCGATCAGGCGGTTAAGGGAGATCACGTAGATTCGACCTCTGAGGATTTTGTATTCAATGATGCGTTCAGGATTAAATCATCGACAGACGACAGTATGTTTATGACCAAAAAATATATTGACGATATGGCTGGGGGTCTGGTCGCTCAGTCGGTTAAGGGGGATCATGTGGATTCCACTTCGGAAGATTTTGTCTTTAACGATGCCTTTAGGATCACATCGGCACAAGCGGAAAGCATTTTTATAACGAAAAATCATATTGAGAAAACAACCCACGATTCCTTAAATGCCAACTGGGCAACATGGCTTGATGGAGATGCGGCGGAGTCGGAAATACACGATACCACCGCTACCCATTGGGATGAGTGGGTGCATATAAGTGGTGACGAAATGACGGGAGCACTTTATTTGCTTAACAGTTCAGATGTTGATGCCGATCCACCGTTTCAGGGTTATAGACGAAAACGTGATGGAAACCCAACCGATGATGTATCAAGTGGTGACTATTTGGGATCTGTGTATTTTTTCGGTTATCACACGGATGGATACGATGTGGCGGCTGAGATTCGTGTTACTGTTGATGGAACGTGTGGCAATACTGATATGCCGGGGAGAATAGAACTTCTTACTTCACCTGACGCTTCGGCTACTCCCGTAAAAAGAATGGCAATAAAAGAAAATGGCGACATATTTATGGGTGACGGAGCTTGGACTAATTATATCAAGACCACTGCCGCAGGGGTTTTAACTATGGAGGGCACAGCTACGATAGACGGGATAACTGCGGGGAATATAGCAAGTGAAGCTGAAATACACGATACCACATGGGCACACTTGGATGATACAAGTGCCGTTCTATGGACTGCCATACATGATACTGCGTGGATGTTGCATGATGCTATTGGGGATACTTTGTGGGCACATCTCGATGATACTTCTGCTGTCTTATGGACGGCTATTCACGATACAGCTTGGATGTTACGTGACGATATTCATGATACGATGTATGCCAACGCCCCAGGATATAGCACCAACAGCGAGATACACGATTCACTTTATGCTGACACCTTAACCAAATCCTTTGTGATCCAAGACCCTGCCACCACCCATGACTTTCCTTTCTGGATGACTCCCAATGCAATCACACTGATAGCTTGTAATGGGGTTTGTATTAGTGGCACTAACGTTGTTGGCTGTCTGATGGAATACGATAACGATGCCGCCAATCCGGTGGTTTGTAATAGCTCCGACTGGACGTTCACCACTGGCGAAGAGAGAACCACATCCCTCTCCAATGCTTCGATTGATGCCGGAGATTATCTTGGATGGAAAACTACGTCGGTAAGTGGTGATGTAGATTTTGTTACTATAACCATTGAATACACCCGACAATAAGGGAACTAAAATGAAAAGACTCTTTCTGTTATCATGTGTGATTTGTGTTCTGTATGGTTTGTCTTGGGCTAACAATTTCGGATCGTCCGTAGACGGTGAACAGGCGGCGGTGACTTTCACGCATACGGCTGATTGTGACAGTGCCCGTGTCGAATTTGGTTATGATGGGGACGGTGGTGCAGATACGTTGAATTTCTATGCTGAAATAAGAGTGCTTCCCTGTTTCTCCGGTGACGGCAAACTTCTAATGGGAGAGGGTCTTGAATTAGACAGCATCGGAACGCACGTAGTCAAGATAACCTATTTTGAGGATGATGGGGACGCTACGGCAGATGGCTATGTTACGGGTATTTGGATACATGAAAATCCAGTTTCCAGTCGTTGCAGTGGTTCGGGAACATATACGGTTACTCTTTATCTTTTAGACGATTCGGACTCTACGGCAGTTTCTGGTGTGACAATCAATATCAATGATTCCACCAGTGGAGACTGGCAGGCGGGAGATGACACCCCAGCCAACGGCATACGCCAGTTCTCTCTGGATGCCAGCACCTTTGCCATTCACCTACAAGACCCACCTAATGCCATCACTTCGCCTGAATACATGACTATCAGTGCGGATACCACCGATACGT